CAATTAGTGATTGAGTTTGAGGAAAAAATGTATTTGGGAATTTAAGTATTTTATTTGTATCTAAATTTTAGATTAATTTTGTTTATTAGTATATTTGCAAATATTTTCTATAAAAAAATGAGAGTATGATAGATATTAAAGAATTAGAAAAAGGTAATTATTTTTTTTGTCTAAATTTGGTTGGTAAAAAAATATCTTTTAGTTTGGAATGTGTAAAAGAAGTAGGAGAGAATTTTATAATCTATGAGCGTCAAGGAGTTGATTGTGAAATAGCTCCAAGTCGAGTATTACCATGTCCAATTACAGAAGAATTTCTATTAAAAAATGATTTTAAAAAGGATGAAAATCCTGATTATGTAAATTTTAGTAAAGATAACTTTTCTTTAGTGGCCTGTAATCTTAAAGATCCTTTTCTTTGTTTTGGATTAAAAGATAATCAGTTAGAATATCGTGGAAGTGCTAGCTATATTCATCAGCTACAAAATATATTTAAGAATTTTTTTAATAAAAAACTCATTATCAGTGATATTTGATCTTAAAGGCTCCTGCTCGGAGCCTTTTTTTGTTTTCTGATATAAGTTAGTACTATTAGGTTTCTTGTCGATTTTCTTTATTCCAAATAACAGTTTGTTTTAATAAAGAAGCCTTTTCCTTGATCTCCTTAAATCTCACTCTACTTTAATCGAATCCTTTGGCTTTCCATCACCCAGCAACCATTCAGCGAACTCCTCATGATCCATCATAATCGGCGTAGATATGCAAATACAAAACGGGTGCCATCCTGTAAACTTGAAATCCTTCGGATATTTGCCAGCCTTGGCATCACACACAGGACACGGCCCATGATTCGTCGGCGAACGCTCCACCTCTATACCAGTCACAAAATCCATATTCTGCCAACGCTCGTAGTCGGCAGTACGAAACGCTTTATTTGTTTCCGTCGCAGCCAAGCGAAGAGCATTTTTATAAGACGAGCGATAAACACCCTGCCCCGGATGATAATCTTTCATCGGTTGGGATGGGACCAATTTGCCATTCGCATCCCTTACACGGCGGAAACGACGGTTGGGTTCGTTTAGTAATTGCCGTATATCTTGGCTGATCAACGCTGCCGGACGACCAGAGGACAAACCCGAAGAAAGATAATATTCCAAATTATCCTTAGCTCCGTCCGTTATATCCCAGACACGGGAGGATATGGTTTTACCAAATTCATCCTTACGTTTCAACAGGGTATTCAGCGCATCTGCACTTCTGGAAAACATCTTATCCTTCAACGTTCTGGATATGGCCATATCCTTGATATAACCTGTTACCAGTTCATCCGCTTTCCTATTGCCTAAATTCCATACATCGGTAACCGTATTGGATATATTGCTTACGAGCTGCGTATGCAGGTCATCCAACAGACGTTCGATTTGCTTCTCTATGGTAGCGTTGCCTATCCATACACGGTCCGCCATGATCCGACCATTTAGCCAGAAGAGGTCCTACCCTACGGACAAACTCGTCAAACGAATACTTTATGCTACCTTGTTGCCGGAACAGACATTGCAGGAATTGTCGCTCATGAAATGATAGTTCTTTCATTCTCCATATCCCATTGTTAAGCCGATCATATTATTGCGTTGTGCTGCTGTATCTTCCTCTTCCTCCATCAGCTTCATTTCTTCGTCCAAGTCTTCTGTTAGCGGAGAATGAGCCGTAACCGTGCGCTGAGCGTTAATCGGTTTGCCTCCATTGGCAATAGATAGGGTTTGCAGGGATTCAGCCAAATCTTCCGGCAAAATGGAACCAAATTCCACATCGATCAGGTTGTTCACCAATTGAGGACGGTACTTGATGTTGGTAATATTGCATATCCCAGCCAACACGACCGACACGCAACGCTGAACCACCGGACCGAATGTTTCCATGTTCTCACTCGCCTTGATAGTTGCATCCATCAGCATGAATTTACGAGCGACACCGGACAGGTTGCCAATGCCTTTCAAGTTATCAAAAGAAAGATCCGGCGTAGATGTACCAGCAAATTGTTCGTTTTTCGTTTCTTCCAATTCTTTATCTACAGATGGCTGGGAGCCAGTCCATGTCAAATAATCGGCATCGCCATGATATTCCTTGCCGGATACTTCATCGACCTTAATGGGGAAATTAAGGTCTTTCCCGGTTGTTTCCTTAGAAGGTAAATCGGAATCGCCATACGTTTTCAAGATTGGTTCCGCAAAGTAGTCGTTAGTGTCGGCCATACGGGATAAACGCATTTCCCGCGCATCCATGATACCGGCAACCTCGTCCCATTCCGGTTGGAAAACATCTGCATACACGACTGGAATCTTTCCGAATAGATTGGGAACCTCTTTTATTACCCAGCCACCCATCTCATCGGTAGCTATTATAATCTTATCGGCTGTCCAGATAGTACAACTATTCCGGAGCATGCCGTTAGAATTTATCTGGTAACGATGAATAAAAGCATCCAAATCGTCGTTATCATCAAAATGAGGATAAAACTCAGAAAAGGTATTTGCATTACGAGGAACAGAAAGCGTCTTAACCTTCAATTCCGTAATCAATTTGCCGTCTAATCCTTTGGAAGTATACGGATAGAATACAAGAGCAGCCTTACTTTCAGAAAGCACCTTACGGGCGAACGACTTCAAGACGGATTGCATTTTCAATCGGCGTTCCCATACACGTTTGAACTCTTGGAATCCGTCATTCTGTTCCGTTCCAGTAATTGTCATACTACCACCAAAAAGGAAAGCAACGGAGGTCCGCACTTCTTTCTTCGGGAAATTGGTAACGATACGGGCCACATCGACAATCTTATCTTCCAGTCGTAACGGCTCACCATTCTTATCTTTCAGTGTTTCCGAATAGACCGCCAGTCGTTTGGGTTCACGCCAACCGACTGAAGTCTTACGCCGACGACGTTCACCATGGTATTCTCTGTAATATTCTCTTGGTTCCCGGTATTCAATCGTATCGACACATAACGTACTGACTACCTGTCCGAAGTCTTCATTCGCAAGGATTTCGCTTATACTTGGCATAATTGTTTTATGCTAAAATATAAAAGCAAATGTTTTTTCGCTGTCAATACGGCCAGTCTAAACAAGTTCACTTTGAAATATAAAAACCGAGAACACATATCAAAACGCAAGTATGTGGCAGAAAAATATCGGGATTTTATCTAACACGTGTCACAAATATCGAAAAAACACTTTCATTTTACCACTTATCGTCCTCTTGCTACCCGACGTACAGAGTTAGCCTTGCACAACCCAATAAACTCCACATTCTCCGCAAGGATCGTCATTCCGTCAGGTGCGTCGTCATGCTTATTGCCTCCCTCTTTCTTGTAACCGGTAAGCGCTTTCATAAAACGGTCGTAGTCCGAACCTTTCTTATACTCGCTTTCTTCCAAGAAATAACAATGCTTCTTGATCCAACCAGACTTCAACAAGATACGTGTATCCTTATTGGCTGTTGTCGGTTTCGCCTGAATGATACATTTTTCATTCTTTGCCTTTACAGCCTTACGGACATTGAGGGCGAACAAACGACCACCGTTGTTACTCTCGATACGCATATTGTCGCAACGGGTATCAAGGATCAAGGAAACCAGCTTCGGTTCGGTAATCTCTACATTATCCTTCGTAAACAAAACATCGGTAATGAAATACTTCGTACCGAATACCTTGGCAACCGGAGCACAGAAATCATCGTCTCCCTCGTCAGCCACATCGGTAGCTCCGATAACACCGTCCGGTTGCTTGCCCTCAATATCAGCCAATTTAAATCGGTTAAGCTCCGATTTCGGGAACAACAACCCGATTGCTTCGATTGGATCTTGCATATACTCGGCACACCAAATGGAATCGTCCGTTTCCTCACGCAATTCGTGATAATACTCTGTCGTATGTACCTCCTCACAAAAAGAACGGTCGTTCTCATCCAAGGCGGCGATACGAATGATCTCGTCATACTTTCCCATCTCCTCCATACGAGCACGTCAGTGGCAGACCAGCGGGTACCGATATCGATCGAACAACAGTTCCCCTCTATACGGGAATCGTGCGTTCCCTGCTTCCACGACCAGACCTTTTCATTGTTGGTATCAGACAGCGCATCTTCCAAACTCTTATACAAGTCATCCGTCATGGCGAGCATGGACGCACCGAAACCGATTACCGTACCGCCTACACCAGCCCCGAAGTAACTTACCTGCCGGGCAGTGTCCAAACTCCAACCATGAACGTTCTGCTTATCCCCTCGCAATTGCACATCCGGGAATATCTCTTTGAACCGGGAAGAGCGGACAATATCGCGCGTGTCATACGACAGCTTGTTATACAGCGTATCGGAACAGCAGTTACGCATGACCGATTCTTCCGGAAAATGGCCGAGCATCCACGATATGAACAAAGACGAGATGTAAGATTTTCCCGCACGTGGAGGCATAGAAACAGCCAACCGGCGAATAACACCCGACACATACGATTCATATACACGAGTGAAAGCATCAGCCACCTTCTTCAAGAACAGACGCTTAGCGAAGAACTTGGGGTCATGATATAAACAGTAGGCCCAGAAATCATTCCGAGCCTCCCGCTTACGCAATATGGTAGCTGCCTTTGCTTGCCTGATTAATATGTCTCTTTTACTCCTTTTCGCCACGGATAATTGCTTCTAATTCTTCATCCGACATCGATTCCAATTCATCACCCAGCTTAACAAGGTTCTCGACCTCTTTCTTATCACGCCACTTAGCCGGCTGCCGGTTCTTCAACCAAAAAATAGCGGCTGTCGTATCCGGAGGATAATGCTCGATATACTCTACTTTATCCGTAATCCGGCCCTCATTGGTAGCGAACTTCGTAGCCTTGGCATCGTAGCCAATCGCACGACTGTAAAGTCTCGAAGCGACATTAGCATCAGCGACAGCCTTTCC